AGATGCCAACGTAATTAGCAACTTCTTCACCCACTCGCTTACGCCATTCCATAAGTCCTTTTTTATCTCGTTGTGCAAGAACTGTTGTGATTGAGGGATATGCTTCGCCTTCTGTTGTTTCGTAGAATCTTTTTCCATCTATATTTTTTGCCTTTAACTCTGGTAATTTTACTGGTTCTAAATGATTAAACATAGTATTATTATATCATAAAATCAATAGTCTGTCAAGTCTTTTCTTTGTTTACCTGTTAAATATCCTAAAAAGAATGCTATAACAAGAAAACCAACGATTAATAATGTATGCCATAGTAAAAACATTATATCATTTCCAATGCTAATTTAGTTGTTTCAACTACTCGTCTTGTCCAACCTCTACCAAATGTATCAAACGTTGATAGTGATTCATAATACTTTTGTCTTTCTGCTTGATATGATTTGATTGTTTCATTTAGACCGTGTTCTTTTACATATTCATCTAATTTTTTTAATGTATTTGGACCAATACCACCATCTGCAACTGTGCCTATCATTGTTTGTAAATACTTAGCAGCTCTACCTGTTCCTGCATTGACACCAAAATCAAATACACATAGGTCTAATCCTTCTGGTAATTGATCACCTTTTACTCTATCCCAATAATTCTTTTTGTATATTGGTGCAACATCTTCTTTTTTTAAATTCTGCATTGTATTTTCTGACACAGAATATCCTACCCATTCTTCATAAACTCTTTTTGTAACACCTAAATTTGTCATGCCACCTGGATCTTTTGGGTGATTCACATAACCTCCCTCGTGGTGTAATATTGTTTCCAAACATTTTATCCAATTATCTTGCATTTAATAACTCCGTCTTATATTTTAATTTTATTTTCTTATGTTCTCTAATAATTCTCCACAACTCTGATGAACGATCTACCTTACGATCTTCTTCTATTTCTTCTACTTTCTTTTTATAGTATTTGTGTTGTTGTCTTATTTCTCTAAGTCTGGTCATAGTGCAATCCTAACTTTATTTTATTTACTAGATAGTTTCGTAAGAAACCACTTCTTACGATGTCACCTAAATCAAATTCTATGTTCTCAAATTCACCCATTTCGAATAGAATCCTTTGAAAGTCATAGATACCATTTCTTTCAACAGTCTTGTTTAAATCAGTCTGTTGAAAATCACCACAGAATATAATTCTACTATTCTGTCCAACTCTTGTAATAATTGTATCTAATTCATGGAAGTTAAGATTCTGAGCCTCATCAACAATAATAATACCATTATCAATTGTTATACCTCTTAAAAATGATGTAGATAAAAATTCAATCGTTCCTTGATTTCTTAAATCAACATATAATCTTTCAAACGCATTATCACTTGGTGCCTGAAACATAAATCGTACCATGTTTTGATAAGGCATCTGATATAAGAATGCTTTATCTTCTTCATCACCAGGTAGAAAACCAATATCTCTTGTTGGTAATAAACTTCTTACAATATAAACTCTTTGTTGTTCTGTCTTTTCATTGAGAACTTCTTTTAATGCTAGATTTAATGATAGAAATGTTTTACCAGTTCCTGCAACACCATATAAGAATAGATGTTTATTATTTTTCCATGCCGCAACGGCACGTTTTTGGTTTTCTGTGATGGGTTTGATATTGACTAAATCGTTGTGTGTAATTTCAAGTTTCTTTTTTGCCATTTTATCTCCAAAGGTGCGGCCCATCAGAAGATGGGCCTTTATCTAGTCCGGGATCAACAACAGCTGACTTTCAGGCTATAGTTAACCCTACTTTTGCTCTTTGATCTGTTTAGACAGATACTAAATTATTTATAATTTCTTTCTTGCTCTGTGTTTCTTAAGCACTTGTTTTGCCTTAATTCTTGCATGACTATCACCAGATCCATATCGCTCTGCTAATGCTGATTCTGGGTGTGCGGCAGCAATACGTTTTAAATTATCTTTCCAACCACTATCTGTTTTACCATCGATTGTTCCTACACTCGAAACGATATTCATTTGTGTTGGTGGTAATAATTCAATATTTTTCTTCTTAGTAAATTCTTCCATTTCAGCGATCATCATTAATTCTTCCCAAATATTACCAGTGTTATGATCTTTAAAACGATAAGTTGGCATTAATCATCATCTCCATTACATATAACACATTTACCATCTACTAAATCACTTTCACAAGTTGGACATATCTCATAACTATAAATTGTTTTATAACTTGTTGTTCCATAATCTGAACTATCAGGTATTCTTTTCCACCATTCTTTGACATTCAAATTAGGATTGTAATACATGTCTTTATGTGATTCTACCATTTTACCAAATATCTTCGTATTTACTAGGTGCCTGTGCCTCTTCGTATTTCAGTGTGCCGTCATGCGTTTTAAAACTTTCCGCTGTTTTAAATGTTCCTACTGTTACTACCACTGCTAGAATGATAATAAAGTGTGCTACAGCAGTATATCCGAATATCACAAATGATCCGAAATACAGTGAAAATGTGATACACCACATCCATGCCAATAATTGTAGCACAAGATGTCGTACTTGCATATCTTTTATGTGTCGTAATGGATTCCAATTGGCATCCATAATGCTGTTCCATGTGTCGTAAGTTAATTGCCTCATTTTTGTCTCCATTTAGTTAGCATATTGCCTTCGCCTGTTGATAAGTTACAACCTCCGCCAATCGAACCATCGCAATCATGCGAATGATAAAACCATGTCGCAGGTTTAGTATATAGTATTCCTAGAATTAGAAACACAAATAAAATTATTGCAATAATAAATTCTTTCATTATTTATATTGTAATTCTATTTGAAAACCAATCTGGTACTTGTCTTTTTGTCCATTTAGCAAAATAACTTTTTGCCTCTATGTAATAATTATGATAAGACTTGATACTATCACCTGGCACTATACATTGTGGAAAATGTGACATCGCAGGTGGTGGATCTCGCCAACCATCTTGTTTAATGTTCTTTGGTGCATTTTTCAATACATCATTCAATAGAGCATTTGTGCTATGTATTTTATTACCATATCTATATGAATATTCTTTACCTAGTTCTACAAACAGAGAATATAACCAGTCGTATTGTGGTTTTGTTTCTCTTGCCCATACAGCAGAAGGGTGATAATAATGTACCGCTTTGTAAATAGTATTATCTAGATTCTCATTTTCTAGTTTATATCGTTTTACATTACGACCAGTTTTACTTTTAGCTGCATATTGAACACCATCAACCATTCTATGTGCCGTAGATAATAATTGAGCATATTCAACTATCATTTTGACCACATGTTTATCGACATGTTGTTCTGCGGCAATACGAGGATCTTTATGTAGATAAAAAATATTCATTAACTAGTAAATGACATGTCCCAAGAAACAATTCTTTTAATATTTTTTGATGTATTTGGTGAACTAAAATGTTGTACAAATTGAGGTATAACTATAATGTCACCCTCACCAACTGATATTTCTGAATAGATTGTATGATCACTAACATAATCATTCCAAGGTTGAATATAACTTGTCATTGGTGCTTGATCATTCATATCTAGATAAAGAATACCAGAAAGTCCTGTAGAACCATGATTATGTGGAGGGTGATGATCGCCTTTTTTGTAACTAACAGACCATATATCGTTGATACGAAAATCTCTTTTAATTACATTAGATAAAACAGCAAATTCTTCTTTAAATAATTTAACAAAAGTATCAGCAAAATTTGGTTTAGGAACACTACGATTTGTTAAAAATGTTTGTTTACCTTGTTTTGTTTCTGGATAGTTTTTTAAAAGTTTTTCAACCTCTTTCTTTTTCTCTTTAAAATTTAAAGATGACATAGACCAATATGGTATTTTAAATAATGTTTGTTCTATCATTGTGTTCTATTATATCAGATTTTTGTTTATTTGTCAATTAAAAAAACTTATTTAACTATACTATACCAACCTGTTGTGATATATTTTTCTTTTGTGTGACTAATTACACCTCGATGTGTATGTGTCCAGTGTGCAGGCCATATTAACGTTAATCCTTTTTTAGCAGGTGTTGTTAAATTTTGATAGAGAAACTCTGTTCCTCCATCTTCTACATCATTTAAGTAAGTCATAAAAACTAATAATCTATCAGAAACTCCTCCTTCTTCAAAATGCCATGCTTTAAAACCACCACCTGGTAAATATTTTTGTAAATTATATACTTCTAATATTCGAAATGGTGCTGAATATTTTACATGCTCAAATTTCTGTATGTATGCGTCCATACATTTACTTAATTCTTTCATATAGTCAACATATGGGTGTAATAACACATCAGAATAAAGTTTTAAATCGTAACTATCTTTATAATCTAAATCTACTTCATGGTTATCAGAATCTTTATTACCATATTTACCACGACTGGTATTATCTGTATTGTTTTCATATGATTGAATCATAGCATCACAGATTTTATCATCAATAAACCAACCACCCATTAGTGTTTCTTTTGGTAACTTAAACTCAATCATTTACTCTATAAAAAATATGTGAATCTATTCTGGTGACTTTTTCTAACTTAGATGCCCAATGTGGATTTACATAATGAGCGTGGTAGTGTGTGGCGTCTTCAACTATATTTGGAACCATATCTCTCATTGATATTAAAGCACTTGCAATTGTTTTTGCTTGATACCATGCATCTAGGTTTCTAATTTTATCTGATTTGCCATCACAATACCAACTGAACTGGCATTTGTGTCTAACAGGAAAATCTTCCGTCCAGTTGTAGGTTGGACCTTGACGAATTACTTCACAAATTGTATTAGGATATTTTCGACTATTAACACGATTTAAAACAACTTGACCAACAGCAATTTGACCTGCTTGTGATTCAGATTTTGCTTCGAAATAAATGTTTTGTGCCAAACAATCTAAATCATTGTTCTTTGGTTCACCT